GCCGTGCCCAAAATGTAGAGAGCGGGGAGGAGACACCACGGGAAACAATTTAGGAGTGTATCAGGATGGGCACAAATATTGTTTTAAATGCAGCTACTACGAACCTTCGGGGGAAAGCTTGAATACCGCAGGACTTGGATCAAGAATAACTAACTTACAGGGAGGACAAGATGCACTGGATGCTCCTAGGATTTCTCTGCCTTCTGATTATTCTCCTCATTTGGCCGTTGGGGGACTGAGGTGGCTTAGGCAGTATGGAATAAAGCAGGCAGAAATAGAAGAGCACAAGATAGGGTGGAGTGGAGAGAATGAATCTCTGATCTTCCCGGTATTTGATCTGAATAACCACCTTCTCTTTGTCCAAGAAAGGTTCTTTGACAATCCGAGGAGGAAGTATAAGACACACGGCAAGACGGAAGAGGTGTTCCATATCCTCGGCCCGAAAACAGATACCGTTGTTCTTGTTGAAGACATGGTATCAGCAATCAAGATAGCACGGAACTTTGAGGTAATGCCTTTGTGGGGTTCCTCAATATCCCAAGACAGAATTCTACGGCTGTCTAGACTGTATGATCGTGTTGCGATCTGGCTGGACAACGATAAGGCGCACTATGCAATTCGCCGGGCGACACATATGCGCCCGTTCTTTGACTCGGTTACAACCATTGTAACTGAGTTTGATCCGAAGGAGTATGATGATGACGAAATTTCAAACTTTGTTCTCGGAGAGTAGAGAGAAGTATTCTCTGGATACCGTGGGAGATATCAATCCATACCTTCCAGAGCAGAGCATCCCAATGAAGGGGCGGCGGGTTACACTATATCGCCTGCACCCTGACGACAAGCCCGCCTGCCGATATGTGCAGAAATGCGGGCAGCATGGGCTGTATGAGGTCAAGGAGATTGATGGAAAACGTTGGTATTGGTGTGGTTATTGTGAACCTGGAAGGAAGCTATGAGAAGTCTTATCATCAAAGAAGGGAAGATTGTGGGGGAATTTAAACTGTCCCCGCTTCCCGGGTGTGCTAAGATTTGCGTATCACACGGTCTAAAGATTTACCCTGAGTTCCAGGGGAAAGGATTTTCTACCGAGGCGCACAAACAACGCCTTGCCCTGGCCCGTCATTTAGGGTATCGTGTGATTATCGCAACAATTGTAACAACCAACAAAAAACAAATACACACACTAAGGAAAAACCACTGGAAAGAAGTTCGCGAATTTTTCAACCCCAAAACCGGAAATAATGTAACCCTTTGGTATAAGGACTTGGATGATCCTTATGCAGAGATCTCAGGAGGTATCGGTGTTTAAGAAATACATGCACTTAGAGAAGTTTGGTAATGAAGAAGTTGAAGGAATTGAACTTGGCCGGGTGTTTGTATTCCCCAACGCGGAGGCTGGAGAAGTCAATATATTCCTGAACTTTTTGAACGATTGTTCTACGATGTTGTCAAAGAGGAACTGTGGGATGCCTTAAAAGATATCAATCATGGCACAGTGAATTTCAAGACACTGAAAGCCATGATGATCATGCGAGTTAAGCAACTGAGAAAGGAGCTATTCTAACGCAATGATTTACTTTACCTCTGACACTCACTTCTGGCACTACAACATCATTGAGTTTTGCGGGCGGCCAGTTTTTCCAGATACCCTACCCGGATACGTTCCGGGATGGGCAGACAGGAATGAAGCCTGTGAAAGGATGAATGCCCTGCTCATTGAACGGTGGAACTCCAAGATCAAACCGGAGGATGAAGTATACCACCTTGGAGACTTCGCCTTCTGCGGAAAGAACAAGGCCATTGATATTCTGGAGCAGTTGAATGGCAAGAAATACTGGATTCGGGGCAACCACGATTACGAACTCTGTAAGAAAGTGAGTGTTTACTTTGAATGGGTAAGAGATTATTACGTTCTCCGAGTTCATGACAAGCTGCAGCAAGACGAAGGAGGATGGAGGCAGTATCACCAACCCATTGTCCTGATGCACTTCCCAATCTACTCTTGGGATGGAATGTCACATGGAACTTGGCACCTGCACGGCCATTGCCACGGCTCACTTGGGGAAGAGAAAGGAACTAGGATGGATGTAGGAGTGGACACTAACAAGGAACTTTTGCCATATAGCTATGAAGAAATCAAGAAAATCATGGCGATGCGGAGTATTGTTCCAGTGGACCATCATAAACCACGGGCTTAGGGAACTTTTAATTAGTTCTGCTGTCTAAGTATATAAATATAATAATTAATATATATATATTATTAATATTAATATAATATATATAATATAATAATAAGGAGTAGTTTGAATAACATTGAACTTTACCTTCTAAAGTTCCTCTTCCTACAGAAGAACTTTAACGAATACTCCTCCTTCATAGAACGGAAGTTTCTGAAGGACAACTCCCCGGATATCTACCGTCTGTTTGAGGCTATCTGCCTCTGGCACGGGAAGTTCACCGGAAAAGACATATCCCGTCTAGAAGAGTTTGCTGTTTTCTACTCGACTGTGTTCCCCATGAAGAACCAGCGGGAAGAGGAAACCCTACACTCTCTCCTGTCTAGGCTGGCGTCCATTGAAGTAGAGGACTCGGTAGCCAAGGACTTCCTAACCACCCACATTCAGCGCACAAGGGCCACAGAGGCGTCGCTAGTTGCTTTGGATGTGGCGGAGGGCAGAAAGCCTTTCGATGCGTTACAGGCCGTTCTGAGCGATCTGGAGGCCATTCCCAGGGCAGAGGAAGCCAAGTCGGAGTTCACTGTCCTGTCCGAGGACGGGGGATTCCCGGAACCGGGGCTTCGCTGGTCCCTTATGACCCTGAATCAGAGCCTTGGTTCCCTCCGGAAGGGGGACAACGGGTTCATCTTTGCTCGCCCGGAGGCAGGAAAGACAACCTTCGCCATAAGCCAAGGCGTCCACATGGCCCAACAGCTTGTTGCCAAGGGCCTTGGTCCCTGTATCTATGCCACGAACGAGCAGGCCGGGGAGATTATCCTGCAACGGGCCGTCCAAGCATGTCTTGGGATCTCTCCGGAGGACTTCTTTAAGCACAAGAAACGCGCTATTGAGACCTTCAAACAACGGACCAATGGACAGTTTCTGGTGTATGACAAGGCGTTCATTCAGGCACGGGAGATGGACCAACTGTGCAAGAAATACAACCCCGGACTGATTATCTTTGACCAGCTTGACAAGATCAAGGGTTTTGCCAATAGCCATGACCGTGACGACATGACCCTTAAGCAGATTTACCAATGGGCCAGAGAACTTGCAAAGGAATACGGCCCTGTAATTGGAGTTTCGCAGGCGTCAGTCAGTGCAGAAGGCAAGAAGTATTTGACTATGGATGACGTAGACGGAAGCAAGACTGCAAAACAAGGCGAGGCAGACTGGATACTTGGCATTGGAGCATCACACCAACAAGGGCTTGAGGGAATCCGGCACTTTAGTTTGTCCAAGAACAAGCTTATTGGAGACCCGGACACTGATCCAAAGAAACGGCACGGGAAGTCTGACGTAAAGATCAACCCAATCATTTGCAGATATGAGGACATATAATGACTACAAAGCTTACCACATATGAGGATTGGGCACACCACGATTATACAGCCCAACTCAAAGTGGTTGATGTAAAGGTGGGTTTGAAGGATGTTTTTTGGGCAGACAATGATGTGAGGATTGGGGAGTTTATTACTGGTGACGATGGTTTCTGGGTGTTCTTTCCGGAAGATGGGCCAATAGGATATTGGAGTGCCCATTACCTCTATGCCATTGCTCAAACACTGACTAAGTTAAATTTAAGGTGGCAAAATGACATTGAAGAATACTTTGGACGAGAACGATCTGGTTTACAGACTGAGGAAGCGGGCAGAGATTCGACGCAAGATTCCCCGAGCAAAGCCAGGGGAAGCGGATCGGATTTCTGATATCCTCGAAGAAGCGGCCAACGAGATTGAGAGACTTCGCTCCGCAGGGGGTAAGATTGTCTGGGATCACCGGGCTATTACAAAACTATTATGAACACATGAGAGCAAATGACAACCATAATAATTCCGTATCATAATCAGGTTGTAGTTGGTGCTTACACTGACATGAACCGAGCAAAGCGGGCAGCAAAAGAGAAGCTGCCGCATATTTTCAAACGAGTGAAGTATATTGCTTTCACTCTTAACGATGGAGTAAGTGATGGCAAAGTTGAAGAAGAACCAAGCAACGTGTAACAAGTGCGGGGATACGATAGAGTCAAAGAGTAGGCATGACTTCGTTACCTGCAAATGCGGAGAACTTTCCGTTGACGGGGGGCTGGACTACACTCGGCGGGTGTTTGTTGACCGCAGTGCGTGGACCGAACAATCGGAGTGGAACAATGAATCGGCAGAACAGGGTGAGTGATTTCTTAAATCGTGCTGGACAATGGGGGTCTCTGGTATTCTTAGGGGTGATTCTTTACTTCGGCCTTGTCGGATTTGTGACGTGGATCGCTATCCAGATTACTTAGTGGTTGACGTTGAAACTTCGGGAGCTACAAATGACACCTACGGAAATCCATTTAGTGCAGTCAATGTATTATGCTATATTGGTATCGGGAATAGCAGTGGTGCTATTTCTAGTCTTTACAGAGGTTCTAGCAGCACTGCTGAGCCCATTAACACGCGGCTATTTGTTGCCTTTAATGCTAAGTTTGATCTTCACTGGATTAGGCGCAGTAATCTTCTCGGCTCTGTAGAGGCGATCTGGGATTGCCAACTAGCCCAGTTCATCATTGACAAGCAGCAGCATCCAATGCCCTCTCTTGAGGATACAGTTCAGAAGTGGGGGCTTGGCGAGAAGTTCGTAGACATTGAAGTAGAGTATTGGAACAAGGGAATTGATACCCCCGACATTCCAAAGGAAGTTGTGCAAGAGCGGGTAGAGTCTGATGTTCTCCTCACTGGCAAACTATTTGAGAAGCAGTGGGATTACTTAGCTGACAAGCCCGCTCTTAAGAGGCTGATATGGGTGGCGTGTCAGGACTTGCTTGTTCTGGAAGAGATGGAGTGGAACGGCCTTGCCTATGATGTAGACAGGTCTCTTGCTCTAGGTCGAGAACTTGAGAAGATTATTGACGCTATCATAGAGAACCTTAACTCAATCGTCGGTATCAAAGGGATTAACTGGGGGTCACCGGACCAACTCTCCCGTGTTCTTTACGGGGGGCCGCTGGTTATTAAAGGCCGGGAGCAGTTCCCATACACATACAAGTCAGGTCCGCGAAAGGGGCTGACTGTGTTGAAGGAGCGGGGAACTACAACTGTCCACGAACTTCGCCGAAGAATTGAGCCCCTCCCCAGAACAGAAGCGGCAAAGGAAGGATTCTTTTCCACTGATGAAAAGACTCTTGGGAAACTCAAGGCAACCGATCCAGATACGAAGTGGTTACTTGAAGGTATACAAGAACTTCGGGGATTGCTGAAGCGTCTTGGAACCTACTACTACGGATTACCCAAACTCTACAAGGAAATGGGATGGGAAAACAACATACTACACGGGAGCCTGAACAGTTGTGTGGCTGTGACGGGGAGACTGTCAAGCACGAAACCCAACCAGCAGAACATGGACCACAAAATACGGGAGTGTATCGTCACAAGGTTCTCTTAGAGGGACTTGCAGAGAAATACAAAGATGCTTTACAGAGGCTAGCAGAAAAGTGATAATCAAATGTGATGCGGTGACTTAATGTCAAGACAAGAATATTATCAAAAGAATAAGGAAGAGATAAAGCGCAAGTCTCGGGACTACTATTACAAGAACCGGGAGACTCTCCTAGCACACCAACGCCTTCGCCGAAAAGAGAATCCACGGATGGTTATGGACCAGAATAGAAAATCTCGCTTTGGTATAACTATCGAGGAGTATGAGAAGAGATTCTCGGAGCAGGGCATGAAGTGCAAAATTTGTGACATACGGCTTGAGTTGGGGAAGAATACACATCTAGACCACTGCCATGAAACCGGAGTTGTCCGTGATTTTCTATGTGTAGATTGCAATTTAGGTCTAGGTAGATTCAAGGACAGTCCGATACTTCTAACAAAGGCAAGGGACTATCTTGCACGTCGATGGGGCAAGCGATGATTCTGAAAATTGACGCAAACCAGTTAGAGTGGAGGGTGAAGGTGTTATTGGCCCAGGATCCCGTTGCGATGGCTGAGTTGCTTGACCCATCCCGTGATTTACATTCAGAGAATCAGGAGTTTTTTGGGCTCCCTACACGAACTGTCAGTAAGCAGTTCTTATTTAGAATGATCTTTGCAGATGCGTTTGGGGAGCAAGGATTCGCTGGCCCTGCCTACGCATTCTCAAAGGACAACAACTTCTCCCACGTATCAGCATCAGTGAAGTATTGGACTGGGGTTGTTGAGAGATTCTTCGAGAAGTATGAAGGGGTATATAAGCATTCCCTAATGTTGGTGGAGACTGGCTGCTATACAGGCAAACTTACCTCCCCCTCCGGAAGGGAATACGAATATAAGCAATTCCTTAAATGGAATGGGGAGCCGGAGTGGCCCCGGACACAGATGCTTAACCACCCCATTCAGGGGTTCTCCGCTGACCTGATGATCCTTATTCGCAGGATTATCTGGAAGCAGTGGCCGTATTACGGAGATAGGGAAAAGGCCTTACTAATCAACACAGTGCATGATGATGTAGAAGCAGATGTAGTCAACGACCCGCAGTATGTAGAAGCAGCCTGTATCGGGATGGAGAGAAGCTTCTCTTACCTGCCTGGCATGGCAAAGAAGTGGTATGGTGCCGATCTTAATGTCCCATTTACTGGGGAGGTTAAGTTTGGAATGAACTTAAATGAAACAGCGCTGTCTAAGTATAATCAAGCAACATTTTTAGAGGACTTTAAAAAGTATGGCTAAACAAATGGTAATCAGTGTTATTCAAGTTGGCGAAGAGCAATCCAAGGGTAACTATACCCAGTTCGAGATTGCCTACAAGGCCAGCGGCAAGGTGGAAGGCAAGGTATTTCGAAGCTTTGTCCACCCGGAAGTGTATCAAGCAGCAAAGGCCCTGAAAGTTGGGGATGTTGCAACTGTCACTCTTGACAAGGAACTTGGTAAAGATGGAAAAGAATACTGGCAGTGGACAGCCCTTGCTGCAGGGGGGGATGTTGCTGTTAGCCCAGCGGCATCTGTTTCAAATGTGGCGAGCAGCGCAGCCACGGCTGCGGGGAAGCCTGCTGGACGAGTTACCGGAAGCAACTATGAAACCCCGGACGAACGTGCGGCCCGGCAAGTAAACATTGTTCGGCAGTCGTGCCTTGGCTACTCCCTTAAGTTCTTCGAGCAGACCAACTCTGACGTGGCTATCGACGATGTGATCATCCTTGCAGAGAAGCTTAAGGAGTTCGTGTTCAATGGTCTCCCGGCCAAGCCGGAGGCTGTTGCTAATACTCCCAAGCGCACACGTGTCGCAAAGAAAGCGGAAGATATTGACGACGACATTCCGTTCTAACTAAAATCGCGGGAATGGTATAGAGGCTTGTGCCCCAGTTTTCCAAACTGGAGAGGTGGGTTCGAGTCCCACTTCCCGCTCCACTGTAGGATAAATGATATGAACACAAAAAATTCAATTATGGGTTGTGTGGGTTGTTATATATACTCCCGAGAAGGTGATGGGCCTATCTTTGTAGACGGCCATATTCGTCTATTCGGATATGTAATTATGCCTATTGAGAAGTTCAATCAACTAGTAGCAGAGAAGGACAAACTAAAGGAATTTTAATGGAAATTATTTGGCAGATTGTTGGATTTTTTATTGGGGCGGCAATTGGACTTGTGCTCCTCGAAGTGTTCTTTTATTTTATGGGTAAGTAACTAGGAGATTTAAATGTTTGAAGCAGCACTTAAGAAACTGAATGATTTGCGTCTGCAGTATACTCGTAAGAGTGTCGATGATATTGTTGCTGTATTTTCAAAAGCAGCAGAGGACCTTGCAAAGGTTCAAGAAGAAATGCATAAGGATGCAGCTGCTGTGTATGCAGAGATTTTCACCCTGCAAAATCTTCAGCAGATTATTGAAGAGGAAGCTGCGCGGGCTCAGCGTATTCGTGAGAAACTTTCAACCCTTGTTGAGTAAGGAGTAATATGTATCTAAAACCTGCTGGAATCCCCAATACCTTTGATGTGTTTCTTGGTGTGGGCTGGGATAACTGGTCCCGTGTTCAAGTCCGAGAGGACGGAACTGTTGTGCCTATCAAGGGAATCTCCCTTAACTCGCACTTCCGCCAGCACGTCCAGAATATTGTAAGCTCCCTGTTCTACTCTGATCTTCGATCTAAACGGAGAAAATAAATGGATCTCTTACTATCTTTGATTGGTCTTGTGGTTGTTCTGTTCCTGCTCACTAATATGTTTGGAGATTAGCAAATGATCTTCTACTGTGGGGAGTCTCCAGAGGCCCACCACCAGCGCATTTCCAACTGGCATGATTACTTCTGCTGGCTACCAATAACTGTTGGTATTTCGGAGGGCAGGTATCTCTGTGTTTGGTTGCAGACAATTGAGAGGCGGGATTCTGGGCGGTATACACACAAAGTAGATTTTAGTGGTGCTCTTATCCCCACCATTTACTGGGAATACAGGTTGAAAGAGAATGCTAGCTCTCGTTGATGCGGATGTAGTGCTACATAGAGTTGGCTACACCACTGACAGTGATCCTGAATGGGTAGCCAAGGCCCGCTGTGACGAGATGCTTGACGGCATACTCACAGCAACCAATGCAGATTCCTTCCGGCTGTATCTGTCTGACTCCCGAGATAATAATTGGAGACGCAAACTTTACCCTCTTTATAAAGAGAACCGTGTAAAGCAGAAGCGTCCTGTCCATTACGATTTTCTCAAGGAGCATTTGATCACAAACTGGGGAGCGAATATAGCCCTCGGCCAGGAAGCAGATGATGCTCTTGGGATAGACCAGCAGGTAACTTTTATAGACCCCTTTAAAATGTCCCCCATCAAGCCGGAGGGAGCCTCTTACAACAAATACATTGGAGCTACTTACTACACAGTTATCTGCTCAATTGATAAAGATCTACTCCAAGTCCCCGGCCTGCACTACAATTTCGTAAAGGATGAATGGATTGAGACCTCTGTCTGGAATGGTCTTGTTCGCTTTTATACTCAGATGCTTGTTGGTGACACTTCGGATAATATTCGAGGGTGCCGGGGGATCGGACCAGTCAAGGCGGAGAAAGCACTAGTCGGTTGTAACGGCGAGCTTGATCTATTTGAATCTGTGTATAACCTTTACCAGCAACAAGAACCGGATAAATCCACGGAGGATATCCTTGAGCACCTCCTGCTAATCGGGCGGCTTCTCCGTATCCGCCAACAAGAAGAGGAAAAACTTTGGACTTTCCCCAGGCAGTCACTAATAAAGGACGCATTTGCAGAATCTACACCCTAGACTCAGGAGATACACACCCTATCCACGGGGCGTATAGGTCTGGGGAAAGGTGGATTCCTATATCGTGGGCGGAGGACGGCTACTTGATATCAAAGAACCAACAATCGGATCTTGATATTTCGCTGTGGCTGGAGAAGTATAAACAAGGACAGTATGAAGAAGAACAACAACAAGCCGAGGAAGCCGAAGAAATCCAAGCAGACACATTCGGCAAAGCGTTTTAAATCTGGACTTGAGAGGGACTTCGCAGAGCTTCTTGTAAAGCATGGAGTATCTGCAGAGTATGAAGCAACTCGCTTTGAGTTCATCCGAGTAGGCCACTACACCCCCGACTGGAAGGTCTCTGACTCTCTGTATATAGAGACCAAGGGATACTTCTCTCCGCGTAACAGAGGGGACCTACTCTCGTTCAGGGAGCAGCACCCCAACGTAGAAATCTTTCTAGTCTTTAGTGCCCCGAACAACAGATTAACAAGCAAGTCAAAGACTACCTATGCCGAATGGGCGGATAGGCATGGTTTCCGGTGGTCAAGTATCAGGCAGTTTCCGATTCAACTATTTAATAAAAGGAAATAATAATAATGACTGAACGTCAATATAAAATCCAGGATGTCGAAACTGAGAAGATTTCTCGGGAAACCCCGCTTACTATCTCACGTGTGCATCGCAGGTCAGACGGAGGAGTGGATGTGTTTCTGGCCCTCTCCGCTGAGCAAACGTATGTTCTGTTGGAATACGCTCTTATGAGTCTCACCGCTAACGGGTTTGTTAAGATCCTTGAGGTAGAGCAGCGCGAGCAGGACAAGACCCCCCAATCAGCGGAAGGTCAAGGCCCGCAAGAGGAAGCAACCACTGTAACAATCGGTAAGCAGATTCACTAACATGGCTAAGCATCTGATAATCCCGGATGTTCAGGCCAAGGACGGGGTTCCTTTAGACCACCTTAGGTGGGTCGGACAGTATGTTGTTGACAAGAAACCGGATGTATTAGTTTGCATTGGGGATTTTGCGGACATGCCTTCCCTCTCCTCTTATGATGTGGGTAAGAAATCCTTTGAGGGGCGGAGATACAAGCAGGATATCGAAGCCTCCCACCATGCAATGGGAACCTTGCTGCACCCCCTACACACGTTTAACAAGCAGGCCAAGAAAAACAAAGAGAAGCAATACCACCCTCGCATGGTCCTGACTCTTGGGAACCATGAGGAACGCATCAACCGTGCTGTTGACGACGATCCTAAGCTTGACGGGACTATCTCTATTGATGATCTTGGATACAAGGAATACGGGTGGGAAGTGTATCCGTATCTTGAGCCTGTTGTAATCGACGGAGTAGCCTACTG